GCTTAGTGAAAAACAAATGGTTCAGCTTGAGTTGGACTTCAGAAAAGGGGTAAGACATGATTGATGAAACTTTTGAGCCACAGTGCAAGCTATGCGGTAATGCATACGCTGCGGAACGGTTAAGCATCGGCTATGCAGTTTGTATGCCATGCGGTGATGACCTAGCTGGTAAGGTGGTGCGGACTATTGCACCGATGCACAAGTCTAACTACATGATGATTACCGACATGACAGACTTGAAGGGTATTAACAACAAAGGAGGACTAATCAAATGAAAATCAAGAACCCGACATTGATAGATAAAAAGTTGACCGAGGTGTATGAAGTAGATGTTGAAGGCACTAAGGTTATTGCGACTTATACCTATGACATGGACAACGAGCAGTCAGGTGGGTGGGACTACGACCTTGAACCTTGCTATGTTGATTTAGATGACGATGAGATTGATGAGCTTGAAGAAGAGTTCTATCAAGTGTTAATGGAGAAAGACTCATGATGCAAAATACTCATACCGCAGAGGATAGGTTCTTCACTATGTTAAGTTGTGCTGAGACTTATCTAGCATATAAAAACGCAGATGATGATGACCGAGAAGATATGTCAGAAGATGACATGGACAAGGTGATTGCCTACGCAACCTATTTAGCTAGGCTAAATCAGTTATCACTTCAAGAGACAGGGGAAGGACTATGAGAGACAGATACAAAGAGCGTGTCCACATGGAACAGATGCGGATGCTCAATGAAATACTTAGTGCAAACCAACCTAAAGACAAACGGGCGGTGGTCACTAGGTTTAATCCGTATTTTTATTTACTGTTTCAGGATGGGGTGAAACGCTATGAACAAGATGACCAAACGGCAGAAGTTGCAATACGAGTTGATACAGGCAGAGATGTTGTTGAAGATACGCAAGAAAGGAGTCACTGAGATGGGCTATCGCTCAGATGTTGCTTACACCATAAGATTCTCAGGCGAGGATGACACCAAGGTCAAGCAGTCGTTCTATACATTTTTGGCTGAGGCGAAAGCGAACCCTGAAACGGCTGGGTGTTTCTTAGAAGACGAAGACCACTTCAATGTAGTTGAGTCGGCTTGGACTATTAACTTTCATGCTAGTGATGTCAAGTGGTATGAGAGCTACGAAGATGTGCAGATGCACGAAGCCCTGATGAAACAAGTATTGAGTTGGGTTGATGATGGGAACGAGTATATCGGATATATCTTTGCACGCATCGGTGAAGAAACAAATGACACAGAGCAGAACTATGGTGGTAATTGGGATGGTGATTGGTTGTATCTGAAACGAGAGATAGTCAAGGATTGGTAAAACTGGTATCAGGTCTGCGTAAAAAACTTGCGTAACCATTTTGTTTATATGTCAAGTTATGTTATACTTATGTTTCTTGGAGGAAGGAAGTTTATATGGACTGTGTTGGGAAGTGGTTAGTTATTTCATTGGCTGTGTATCTTTTAATACACATCTGTTTATACATTTCACTATGACGTGAAACACTATTTAATCAAGGAGAAGTAAATGTTAGAAAAACCGAGTCACCTTATAAGTTTGGCATCAAGTGCGGTTCTCGTATCTTTAGATGTCAATGTGTGGTCTGCTACCAAGCAAGACCGAGTTATCAGTAATGAGGTTACTACCTCAAAGAACGCTGATAAGTCCGCGGGCAGGTATGTTAAGAATCTTTTGGCTGACCATGCCAAGCACAAAGCATTGGTCAACTATCGCCAAACTATTTATAACTGGATAAAGCGTAGGACTTATCGTTGGAATAATTCGCAAGACTTATTACCAAGCGTGGACTTGCCTAAGTTCAAGACGGAGTTCCAAGAGCATGAAGTGTCGTTCTATACACTCTTAGATGATTTCTGCAATCAATACGACTCAATCGTATCGGACATGGCTTTCAAGCAAGGCACTATGTTTGACCGCAGTGATTATCCAACTAAAGAACAGGTGCGTTCTAAGTTCGGCATTAAGTTATTTGTGAGCGAAGTTCCGATGTCGGACTTTCGCTGTGGCATAGCCCAAGACATCGCTGATGATTTGTTTGCCTCATACACCAAGCAAGCCGAGGACATTATCAGTTCAGTAGAGCGTGAACAAGCAGATAGATTCATTGAGGTGATGCAGAGCATATCGCATTGTTGCGGTGTGGATGAAACGCAATCGGATGGTGAAGTCAAGACCAAGAAACGCAAGATATATGACACGACCATACAGAAAGCGAAAGAGATGTGCGAAACATTCAAGGGATTTAACCTCACAAATTCTCAAGAGCTGGAGCAAGCACGTGCGTCGCTAGAGAAAGCATTAAATGGTGTAACGGCAGAGGACATTCGTGATTCGGATGCGATTCGCCATGCAGTAAAAGAGGATGTGGATTCAATCCTCGGTAAGTTCAGTTCATTCGGTAGTTTCAACTAAGAGTTCATCAGGTGATGAAATCGTAAACAAGGAGAAGTAAAAATGAGTAAAGTAAATTTCGTTAACACAATGTCTATCAAGGAACTTAGAACCTTCCTTCCCCTAGTAGGTTCAGAACTCACACCAATCATACAGAGTGAGCCTGGGTGTGGTAAGACCTCACTATTATCTATGATGGCAGAGGATAACGGTGATAAGTGGCGAAAGGTGGGCGACTATTATGAAGACGACACATACGACTATATCTATGTGGACTGTCCTGTAAAAGACATGCAAGACATCGGCATGGTAATTCCCAACCATGAGAGCAAGACCTTGCAATACTATGTCTCTGACCTGTTCAAGCTAGACTCACCAAAGCCTAAGATTATCTTACTTGATGAGTTCATGAAGTCCCCAAAGCTCTTGCAAGTTATCTTTACTCGCTTGATGTTAGAGCGTATGGTCGGTGATGCTCCTCTGACAAAAGGTTCAATCGTGTTCGGCACTAGCAACAATGCAAGCGATGGTGTGGGTGACAATATGTTAGCTCACGCTGGTAATCGTGTGTGTATTGTCCGCATGGCGAAACCTAGCGTAAATGAATGGCTAGAGTGGGCATCGGCTAATGGTGTCTCTCGTGTTATCCGTGCATGGGTAACGATGTTCCCTCGGTCATTGGCATCTTACATTGATGGAAACCAAGAAGACAATCCGTATATCTTCAAACCAAACATGAGTAGCTTATCTTTCGTGTCCCCTCGCTCACTTGCGAAGTGTGATGTGATTGTGAAGAATCGTGATGTCCTTGGTGAGAACTCAACTATGTGTGGCTTAGCTGGCACGATTGGACACTCGGCGGCTGGTGATATGTCTGCGTTTTTGTCCCTTGAGAAATCCCTAGCTGATGTGAAGGACATCATCAAGAAGCCTGACACGATTGAAGTTCCGACAGATATATCTGCTCAGTTGATGATTATGTTTCAAGCAGTAGATTCATTGGAGACACAAGACGAGTTGTCCAAGTTCATGGTGTTCGTAGAGCGACTACCAAGTTCCGAAGTGCAAGCGGTCTTCTTCACGATGATGATGCGTAATCCGAAGTCAATCAGATTGGCTCGTAACAACCAAAAGATTGCTACATGGGCTACCAATAACCACGAGTTGTTCTAAATAACTATTCATTGAAAGGTGAAACACTATGTTAGAAGTTAAAGATAGACAAGAGACGAGAGTCAAGAAGGCTCACATCGCTCTCATGAAACACCCTGAGACTGCTCTCTATTCAGGCGTGATGTTGATGGGAACGAGTGCAGTCGTTGATGGTTCTTTTACGGCATACACCAATGGTGTTGATAAGAAGTATTGCAAGCAATACATTGAGACTTACAAGTCTGAGGCTAAGTTGCGTGGTCTTATCTTGCATGAGAATCTTCATGTGGCATTGAAGCAGATACCACGAGGTAAGGACATGTGGAAAGAGGATGCGAAGGTCGCAAACATGGCGGCGGATTTTGTAGTGAACGACATCATCTTCTGTATTGAAGGCAAAGTATCAGGCGGTAATGAGCGTATTGTTGAGTTGCCCGATGGTGCATTACATGATGTGTTCTTCCGTAATTGGTCTATGCGTGAGGTCTACAACCATATCCGCAAGGAGAATCCTGAGCGACAAAAACCTAACAAAGGGGGTTCAGAGGAGTGTGATGAGCAAGGAGATTCTCAGGGAGATGGTTCGCAACCTAATGATTCACAGGGTGGTGAAAACAAAATCAAAGCCAACGGCAAAGAGTATGACATGGGCGGTCAAGGCTTTGATGAGCATGACATCTCAGGTAAGGAACTCACACCTGAAGAAGCTAAGGAGTTGAACGACAAGATTGACAAGGCTTTGCGTGAGGGTGGCATCCTTGCTGGTCGTATGGGTGCGAAGTTGCCGAGAAGTATTGCAGACTTACTTGCACCGAAGATTGACTGGCGAGAAGAGTTGCGTGAGTTTATTACCTCATCAATCAGAGGTAAGGATGAGTTTACTTGGCGACGTATGAACCGCAGACACTTGGCTAATGATATGTATCTACCAAGTGTAGAGAATGAAACCATTGGTGAGGTGGTAGTTGCTATTGACACTAGCGGTTCTATTGGCACGAAGGAACTTACCGAGTTTGCCTCAGAACTGGTATCCATCTGTGAGATAGCTCAACCTGAAAAGGTTCGTGTTTTGTGGTGGGACACACAAGTGCATGGTGAACAGGTGTTTGAGAACGATGAGTATCAGAGTATTGCATCGCTTTTGAAACCATTGGGCGGTGGTGGAACTTACGTTTCATGTGTAGGTGAACACATAAATAAGGAAAAGATAAACGCTGAATGTGTGGTGGTCTTTACCGATGGGTATGTGGAGCATGACATCGTGTGGAATATTCAAGCACCAACCTTGTGGATGATTACCCAAGCCAAGCACTTCGAGCCCCCATCAGGTAAGAAAGTTATTTACAACAAAGACTAAGGAGAAGTATATGCAATACATCAACTACAAAAGATTGACCGAGATTACTAAAACGGTTAAGCCGTATCGTGGCTCAACGAATCGTTTTCCGATAAGTTACAGGGTGCATAACACCAAGTGTTTCTATGTTGAGAAAGAAGGTGACGATACGATTTACAGAATCACCTATGGGTATGGTGGAAAAGAGTTTCCAGTCACGAAGGAAGAGTATATAAATGCAGAGGCTCAGGGGGTTAAAAATTATCACGACATAGCTTGGCGAGATGATACCGACCCTATGAAGTATGTTAGGTATGAGAATCATCCACGAGAGATTGGCATCATCAGACCTGATAACTCGTTTGAGTTTACCGCTAGTTATTATGGTCAGGGTGACAACACCATCATGTCAGGGTGGTCTAATGGTTACTTCTGTAGAAGTTCACGACATGGTGGGATGATATATAACAATTACAGAGACAATGTATTTCATCCGATTTACAAAGGTATGCGACTTGATTGCGACACAATGCAAGCTCTCACTCCCTACCAAGTGACAGGTAAGCGTGTCATGCGTAAGGTGGCTAAAGACTTTCTTAAGCAATACATAGACTTCTACAAGGTCTCTGATGTGATGATGAAGTCGATGAGGTCTGAGGACTTCATAGCTATGGCACACGACTTAGTAAAAGAGTTGGATATTACTAAGAATAATGATGGATGGGGTATGAGTATTGATACTAATAACTTACACAGTGAAGCTCAGAGTAGATTGTCTACCGCACCATTGGACTCAGCTATGTTGTATTGCATCGCTCACGATGTCATGAATGTGAGACGCAGAGTTTGTTATCACGAGTCCACGAATAACTATTACAGTTCTAATCCTCTAAACCTAGAGTCTGTCTATGATGCTATGCGACGCAAACTGAACAAGGAAATCTTCCGTAACAATCCTTCGGTTATGAAACCCATAGACTATGAAATGGGTAAGCGTTACCCAGCGAGTGATTGGGGTGTAACTATAACAGTTGATGGTAAAGAAGTTGAACAATACTAAGGAGAAGTATGATGAGTAGATATATGTTTGATGGTATGGAATCAGGAGAGAAACTCCTAATGGAAGATGAAGCCTTCCCTCTGGTGAGAGAAGTATCTTTCAAGTATGGCTTGAAAGTATTTCGTGTAGTTGAAGTTGCAAGTAGGTGGGATGGTGTTAAAAGAAATGAGTATTACATGGCATATCCTAACGGACTACCTGTGTGCAAAGTGTGGGCAGAGAAAGACTCATCAGGTGTGCTGTATAACTATCGTAGCCCATTCTATGCGAAGGAGCGAGGCAGTGATTCAGCAGACCGTGAAACACTACATAGCGTAAAGCTACCTACGCTGATGGGTTCGTTGAAGAAGAACAATGTTGTGCCAAGCGTTGAGAAAGTCATGTCACCGTTGTGTGACACTTGGGATAGTGCGATAAGCAATTACGCATCCTCTTTTGGTAATGACTCTAAAGATATATATGGAGTAACACCTGAGATGGCTCATGCTTTGATACGTTCATATCTAGGGGGAAGTCCTAGCTCTCCTAACTACATTTTAGATAGAGATATATGTAAAAAAATACTTGACAAATACGAACGAGCAGATAAAATTAAAGAAGAAAAGAAACAAGCAGTAGAACAAGCGTTCCACAAACCCTTTTATGTCGTGGGTGCGGACAGTCAACACAGTCTATTGGTTGCCAAAGTGAAGAGAGAATTAGTTGATACACCAAACAGTTATAGAAAAGAATCTAAGTATGACATCGTTGAGGACTTCAGACGAGTGCCTAACCTTGATGAGTTCCCTGACATCATTCCTATTGCGACTATGTTCAAGGCATCTACTGAAGGTAAGTTCCAAAGTGATGATGTGTTTGGCGGTTTCATCCCTAAAGAATGTAATTACTGGAAAGACCTTGAAGTGCATACTATCTGTCGTAATAATCCCAACCACTTCTTTCTCACTTGGATGCTAATACCATGTTCACAGACCTAACACCTATTGTCCATCGCACTAATTGGAATCTGACACGAGTGCCTGTTATGAGAGAAGGTGATACTTACCATGTGTTCGTTGGAGATAATCATGTCCGACACTACAAGGAAGATACGCTACCTGACTGTATTAAGTCTAGGCTCACAATGATATTGGCATCGCCACATCAAATAAATTCAGACAGGACTATTGCGAAGATGCAGATATACAATGCTGATGTTCCTAACCCTGACTTTGATGAGATTGGTTGGCGAGCAAGTGATTCTTATTTCTGTATCATACTGCCACATCAAGATTTGCTTTCACTGAAGGGTGAAACGATAGATAGGAGAAGAACATGTCTTTGACACCTGAAGGAAAAGTAAAAGATAAAGTTAAGCGTTTGTTCAAGAGCATGGGTGTTTACTATGCTATGCCAGCGACAGGCGGTTACGGTGCTAGTGGAGTTCCTGATTTCTTAGTATGTTTGAAAGGAAGATTCATTGGTGTTGAGTGCAAGGCAGGTAAAGGTAAGCCGACTGCGTTGCAACTAAAAAACTTAGCTGAGATTGATGCATCAGGTGGTATTGCAGTAATCGTCAATGAAGATAACTTAGCTCAATTCGAGACAACTATGAGGAAGTATTACCATGAGTGAAGAAGAGTTAAGAGATTGCTTTGCGATGTTTAAAGTAATCACGGGTTCGAGTCCCGAAGAGTGTTATAAGTTTGCAGACGAGATGTTGCTTGCTCGTAAGCTAAAAGAAGAATCAGGTATTGTCGCAGTAAAACGTAGTTCAACTAAAAAGGAGAAGTAAATGAAGGTAACTAAAACTGGAACGGCTAGAAGTTTATTAGCCGAGAACCGTGAAATCACCGCTAAGCAATTGGCGGAAAAGATGGGTATCAAAGAGCAGTATGCTTATGGTCTATTGTGGAAACTCAAACAACCTAAACGTGCTAAGAAAATGGGTCGCCCTAAGAAGATTGATGTAGAGATTAAAGCAAGAAACGCTAAAGCAGATATGCAACATATGCTACATAGCATTTCACAGGGTCGTGGGCAGGTGCGTATGGGTCGCCCACCGATGCGTATGATGGAGTTGTTCACTTCTAATACATCCATCAGCGATGCTATCAATCACCCAGCGCATTACAAAGTCGGTGGCATTGAAACGATTGACTTTATTGAAGCTAAGAAGTTAGGCTACAACTTAGGTAATGTCGTGAAGTATGTCACTCGTGCAGGACATAAAGGTAATCGCAAAGAAGACTTGGAAAAGGCTCGTTGGTATTTAAATCGTGAGCTAGAAAACTTATCTAAGAAGTAATACCTAGGGAGCAGGGTTTGACCTTGACTCCCTATTTTTGTAACTATGCACCACGCTATTTAAGGATTTAAGTGAACCTAATCACATTAGACTTTGAGACCTACTATGCTCAAGACTATTCGCTAACAAAATTCACTACGGAAGAATATATCCGTGACCGCAGATTCCAAGTAATTGGGGTTGCAGTGAAAGTTAACAATGAGCCTACGACTTGGTATTCAGGGATTCACGCTGACGTGAAGAGCTATTTAGCTAAGTATGATTGGGCGGACTCTGCGCTCATCTGTCACAACACTATGTTTGATGGTGCAATATTGGCATGGAAATTTAACATTCATCCAAAGTTTTATTTAGACACGCTATGTATGGCTCGTGCGGTTCATGGTGTTGATGCTGGAGGTAGCCTTGCTAAATTGGCTGAACGCTATAGCATCGGCGTTAAAGGCACTGAGGTTATTGAAGCCAAGGGCAAGACAATAACTGGTTTCACAAATAGCGAGCTTGCCCAATATGGCGAATACTGCAAGAACGACGTAGAGCTAACTTTAAGGCTCTTCCAAATATTGTCGAGCGAGTTTCCGCAAGGAGAACTAGAACTCATAGATATGACTCTTCGCATGTTTATTAATCCTGTGTTCTTGGTGGATGATGGCTTACTTGAACAACGACTAGAAGAAATCAAAGATGAAAAAATTATATTGCTCGGTAGTCTTAAGGAAAAGCTTGAGTGCGAGACTGAAGAAGCGGTGCGCAAGAAGCTGGCTAGTAATAAACAATTTGCCAAGGTTCTAGAAGACCACGGTGTAAAAGTGCCTATGAAAGAATCTAAGGCTACAGGTAAACAGACCTTTGCGCTGGCTAAGAACGATGAAGGTTTTATTGCATTGACTGAGCATGACGACCCCTTCATACAACAACTCGCTGCGGTGCGTTTGGGAACTAAATCTACTATTGAGGAGAGTCGTATTGAACGCTTTATCGCAGTTGGAGCGAGGAACAAGGGCAAGCTACCTATCCCTCTTAAATACTACGGTGCGCATACAGGCAGATGGGCTGGCTCGGACAAAGTTAATTTCCAAAACTTACCGAGTCGTGACAAAAAGAAGAAGGCTCTCAAAAACTCAGTTGTTGCGCCTGATGGCTACGTTGTCATTAACTGTGACTCATCACAAATTGAAGCACGGGTGCTCGCGTGGCTTGCAGGACAGGATGATGTGGTTGAACAGTTCGCTAGAGGCGACGATGTGTATTCGGTCTTTGCTTCAAAGATATACGAAAGAGAGATTGGCAAAAAAGACCCAATTGAACGTTTTGTTGGTAAGACGTGCGTTTTAGGATTGGGTTACGGTACGGGTGCGCTAAAACTACAACATACGTTAAAAACACAACCGCCTGGCGCTGAGCTAAGTGAGGAAGAATGTAAGGACATAGTTAAGTTATACAGGGAAACTAACGACCAGATTATTAAGCTATGGAAGGCTGGCGACAAGGTTCTCAAAGACTTAGCTGACTGGGATGACACTAAGCCATATTGGTATGGCAAACATAAATGCTTGAAGATTGACGGTATTGGTATTAAACTCCCGAACGGTTTGCATATACGTTACCCAGACCTTAAGTTAGACACCGAGGAAGAGTCTAATAGCGGATACGTATACAAGTCACGCAAGGGCCCCGTGAACATATGGGGTGGGTCAGTTGTGGAAAACGTAGTTCAAGCTCTAGCACGTATCGTCGTGGGTGAGCAAATGTTAGAAATTAATAAAAGATATCCAGTGGTATTGACAGTACATGATGCCGCTGTATGTGTAGTACCCGAAGTAGAGAAAGATGAAGCAATGAAGTTTGTTATGAAGGTTATGTCAACCGCACCTGCATGGGCAACAGGGTTACCTGTGGCTTGTGAGGCTAATTATGGAGAAAGTTATGGCGACTGCTAAGGAGAATGAAATGGAAGAATTTGAGACAAAACAAAAGATTTGGTTAACTAAGCTTCGTAATGTTGCGACTGTATTATTTATCGGCTTCGCAATGGGAACGATTGTTGCAGACTATGCGTTTATCTATCGCATACAAAAAGACTGCGCAACATTAAAACAATTTCGTATTGGCGACTCAGCATATATGTGCATGGGGAGATAGCGATGTGGAATCATAGAATAGTAAGCACTATTGATGAGCTAGGTAATGAGTTTTTTGAAATAGCTGAAGTGTTTTACGACACCGAAGGTGAAGCCTATGCTTATGGGCAAGCGACTATATCAGCAGATGATATAGAAGGTATCTATGCTCAACTCGAATGGTTTAATGCGGCAGACACGAAGCCTATCTTAAAGTACCCTGAACACTTTACTGGGGATGTAAATAAATGAATATATGGCAACATTTAAGCAGGATTGAAGAACTTACTTACAGGCTTGATGGTGCGGCTTCCGTTGTCAAGATGGTTGCTGAACAGTCACAAGATAACGACCTTAGCGGTGCGTTGTGGTTAGCCTCAGACGTAATTAACCAACAAGCAGAAGCTATTACTACCCAAGTATCCGAAGCTATGGCAGTAAACAGGGCATTGACAGCACGTATTGATGCACTTGAAAAAGCATTGGCTAAAGCAAAAATGACTCATAAAAGAAGCATTAAGTAGGTTAAGGACTAATTTATGACGTTTGATGTTTATACAAAGACAGGGTTACACTTCATTGTTTGGTTTGACTCTATTGAACAGTTACTTGCAAGTATGAAACGTAACCCCGAAGATGTTTATCACAGGAAAAATTAAATGACAACTGAAACGAAGTTTTGCCCATCATGTCAACAGACTAGGGATAAAGAAGGATTTAAATTAGTATCAACGTCAAGCAAAAACCAAAGACGTTGGAAGTGTGCTTTATGTTTGGATAAGAAATCAGCAACAATTTACCGAAGTATTAAAAATGACCCCACAAGAACAACAGAGAGAACAACGTGAGCAAAGAGAACGAAAAGACAAAGAACGAAACGATTAGCCGAGAGCAAATTGTTTTATGGGCGTACGAATCGGGGTTCCCGACAAACTATGCACGTAACGAGATAACAAGATTTGAAACATTCGCACGACTATTACAGAAATACTTAGAGAGGGATTACAAATGAGCTTAGAAACAGTAACAATTAACAAACAAAAACCAAGTTTAATGATTGCAACACCTATGTATGGCGGTATGTGCACAGGTAATTTTATGGTTGGTGTGTTACAAACTATTAATAAAATGCAGTCTATTGGTGTACAGGTTTACTTTGTACAGATGGGTAACGAATCACTAATAACCCGCGCTCGTAACGAACTTACTCGTATCTTCTTAGAGAAGAACTTTGACTACCTAATGTTTATTGACGCTGACATCGGCTTTGATGGTAATGCGGTCGCTCAGTTAATGGCGGCGGATAAAGACATCGCTTGTGGTATCTACCCTAAGAAAGAAGTTGATTGGGTTGCGGTTGAAAAGGCAGTATCACTAGGCAAGACCACAGGGTTGAAGGATTACTCAGGTGCGTTTGTATTGAATTTTGCGCATGAGCTAGGACAAGAACTACACACGGATGAAACAGGGTGTGTTGAAGTACGCCACGGCGGTACAGGCTTTATGCTTATTAAACGTAAAGTGTTTGATGCTTTAGCAGATAAAGTTCCTACATACAGACCAAGTACAGTTAAAGACGCCGAGGGTAATTACCTTAAGCCTGAGACTAAAGAATACTTTGCTACAAGTATTGATGAAGGTGGTTGCTTGTTATCTGAGGACTACCACTTCTGTGAGTTATGGCGCAAGAACGGCGGTAAGATTCACGCTAACCCATTCATTAAGTTAGAGCACGTTGGCACATACATATACGGTGGCAACATTATTAAAGCTGGCGGTAATCTTAAATGAGCCTACCTGAAATCCATTTAGCCACAGACGGAGATTTAAACTATGCTCTATTTAAGCATAACGATGTTGTTAGCAATGGTGTGCGTAGTGGTGGCTATGAAAAAGAGCTCCAATCCATCTCATCGGAATTACTTGGAAATTTTACTGATGGTATTGTTATCGATATTGGTGCTAACTTGGGAAGTTATATTGTTCCTTTAGCCAAGCAACATCCGCATCTGCAATTTGAAGCCTTTGAAACCCAACGTATTATTTACTACCAACTATGCGCTAATACTTTCTTAAACCGATTGAGTAATGTGTATGCGCATAACGTGGGGTTAAGCAATGAAAAACGTATTACTAACTACGTACTACCAAACTACGCTGAAGAAACTAATATTGGAGCCTTTAGTATTGACTTTGACACCCGTGCAAATGGCTATGAAGTTAAATCTGAAGGTGTTACAGAGCGCATGATAATTATCCCGCTTGACGCAATGCAATATGAGAAGGTGCGTTTAATTAAGATGGATGTTGAAGGGCATGAGCTACAGGTATTACTAGGCGCAGAACATACTCTTCGTGAGAATAACTACCCGCCAATCATATTTGAGGCATGGACTTGGAAGTTCCCTGAGAAACGCAAAGCAGTGTTTGACCATTTAGAAAACCTAGGGTATACGATTACTGAGCATGGTCAAAATAATCTAGCAGTTAAATCTTAAATAAGGTAATATGTCAACATGAACTTTACATGGTCTTTCTCATCGCTTAAGGATTACACCAACTGCCCCCGTCAGTATCAAGAGGTTAAGGTGTTGAAAAACTTCACAAAATCCATGACACCCCAGATGCTATATGGCAATGAGGTTCATAAAGCTATGGAAGACTATGTAGCTGAGGGTAAACCCTTAGCCAAGAACTATGAGCGTTTCAAGCCTGTGTTAGATGTTTTTGTTGCTATGGACGGTACAAAGTATCCTGAGTACAAGATGGGCTTAGATAAAGATGGTAACGCTTGCGCATATGGCAAAGGTTATTGGGCTCGTGGCATTGTAGACTTATTGATTGTAGATGGCGACCAAGCGTTCATTGTTGACTATAAAACTGGAAGTAATAAATACCCTGAACCTAAACAACTAAAGCTTATGGCACTGATGACGTTTGCTCACTTCCCTGAAGTGCAAAAGATTAAGGCTGGATTGTTGTTTGTTATGCACAATAGTTTCTTAGCTGAAGAATACACAAGAGACGATGTTGAAAATTTATGGGGCTACTTTAAACCAGACCTTGAAAGACTCCAGCTTTCATACGAAAATGATATATGGCAGACTAATCCTACATCACTATGTGGCTGGTGCCCAGTGAAGACCTGCGAATTTCATAAGGAAAGATAATGGCTTACGTTAACAAACCAAGACCCTACGCTAAAGAATATCAGCAAGAAAAAGAACGTGGAGAACATCCCCGTCGTATGGAGCGCCAAAAGGCTCGCCGTGCACTAGATAAGAAGTTACCTGATGGTAACGGGAATGGCAAGGCAGATGCTCGTGAAGGCAAAGACGTAGCGCATCGCAAAGCATTAGATAAAGGTGGTAGTAACGGTGATGGTACTTATATCACAACTGCCGCTAAGAACCGTTCATTTAAACGTGATTCAAAAGGTAATTTAGTTTCAGAGACAAGTAAGAAAGAACGTAAGAAAAAATAGGTGGTTGTTTCATAAGTAGCTAGTCGTTAGGCGTGAGTGGGCAGCTACGGGTTACAGGTACATCCCTCTAATAAACCACGTCTGTCTGGCGGTGAATTTGAAGTTAGTGGACTTCTCCTTGTCACGATAGGCTAGACCGACTAACCCCCGTAAGGGGTCTCGTTAATATTCAGTTTAGGAAAGTATGCAGATTGTAGAAAATACCGCAGTAAAAGTTACCGTACCATCAGATAGAATAAATTTGATTACGGACTACATAGATAAAAGTGAAGTCATCTCAGATAACGGAACCCACGCCGATGTCCTTATCTATTGGGGTATCGAGGAGATGCAACACCTTAGTAAAGTATATAACCATGATATACCTTCGCCTATAGAAAAAGACTACAACTGGCCTGGTATGTATGTACCATTCGAGCATCAAAAAACTACGTCATCATTCTTAACAATCAGAGACCGCGCGTTTTGTTTTAACGAAGCTGGTACAGGTAAGACTTCATCTGTAATTTGGGCGGCTGATTATTTGATGAACAAAGGTTTAATTAAAAAAGTATTAGTTATCTGCCCTCTATCAATTATGTATTCAGCATGGCAAGCAGACGTATTTAAAACAGCCATGCATAGAACAGTAGCCGTCGCCTATGGAGATGCTAACCGACGCAAGAAAATTATCAAAGGAGAGTATGACTTTACGGTCATTAACTTTGATGGAGTAGGAATTGTTTTAGAAGATATATGTAAGGTAGGGTTTGACCTAATTGTCGTTGATGAAGCTAACGCCTATAAAACAGTTACAACCAAACGTTGGAAAACTTTAAATAAAATTCTTATGCCATCAACTCGACTCTGGATGCTTACAGGCACACCAGCTTCTCAATCACCTCTTGACGCTTTTGGCTTGGCGCGATTGGTCGCACCAGGTAATGTACCTAAATACTTTGGGTCATGGCGCGATATGGTGATGCATCAAGTTACACGCTTCAAGTGGGTACCACGTAAGAACTCTAAAGAAATTGTTTATAACGCATTACAACCAGCGATTCGCTTTGAGAAAAAACAATGTTTAGATTTACCTGAGTTGGTTTATCAAACTCGTATAACACCTTTGACTCCGCAGGTTGTTAAGTATTACAAAGCTATCCGTGACCAGATGCTTGTTGAAGCCGCTGGCGAACAAATTAGCGCAGTGAATGCCGCAGCAAAGTTAACAAAGTTGTTACAAATTTCAGGCGGTGCTGTATACACAGACGAACATGAAGTAGTTGAGTTTGATGTTACACCACGTATGAATACGTTAATGGAAGTCATTGAAGAGACAGATAACAAAGTAATTATTTTTGTGCCGTATAGCCACACTATACAGCTTGTGTCCAACCATTTAACCAGTCAAGGAGTTAGCAATGAAATAATACAAGGCTCAGTCAGTGCAACAAAACGAGCGGATATAATTGGGCGCTTTCAAACAATGGAGCACCCCCGCGTATTAGTCATCCAACCACAAGCTGCATCACACGGCGTAACTTTAACTGCTGCTGACACGATAGTATTTTGGTCTCCCGTTATGAGCGTAGAGACTTATATCCAATGCGTAGCCCGTATTGACCGTGTTGGGCAAACAAATTCTATGACAGTAGTTCACTTACAAGGCTCTGAAGTAGAACGAAAAATGTACGAAATGTTGCAGAGCAAGGTGGACAGTCATGAACAACTAGTTGATTTATATCGTAGAGAGATAGGATTAAATGATGAAAAATCTTGATGAATTAGTAAAGATATACTTGACAATAAGAAGTGAACGTGAAAGAATAGAAGCTGAGTGGGAAGCAAAAGACAAAGAATTTAAAGAAGAGTTAGCCCTCATCGAACAGTCAATGCTAGGGGTATGTAATGATACTAATGCAACGAGTATTAAAACACAATACGGTACGGTGATTAAAAAACTCAACGAAAGATTTACTTTGTCTGATAGAGAAAACTTTAATAAATTTGTAATGGAACAAGGCATTCCAGAGTTGTTCGAAGGTAGAGTACACCAGTCGAACTTTAAGCAATTCATGTCCGAGCACGGGGGCGAAGGTCTCCCACCTGGGGTGAATGTGATGCGGGAATTTGCGATTCAAGTTCGTAAACCAACATCATCAATTTAGTTAAATTTAGTTAATAAAAAGGAAATAAAATGAGTAATGAATTAGTGAACTTAGCCGCATTAGGCTCTTTAGCAGTAGCAGGTGGTTTGGATGAAGATACACTAGCCGTAGCTGGTGGCGCCCGTCAAGGCGGTAATAAGCGCATCTCAATCAAAGGCGGAGTGTTCCGTAAATATGCAGGTGGCAAAGAGATTGGTGCTATTGAAGACCGTTTCATGAACGTCATCATTGTTAAGATGGCGCACAAAGCATCACGCATGTTCTATGACAAGGGTTACAAAGAAGGCGAGAAGGTCAGTCCAGCATGTTGGTCTAGCGATTCAGATAAACCTGATGCAGAGGTTAAAACTCCATTAGCATCTAGTTGCTTAAGCTGCCCTATGAGCGCAAAAGGTTCTGGTGATGGTGGTGTTGGTACAAAGTGCAAACTCTCATGGAGAACTGCGGTTGTGTTACCTAATGACCCATCAGGCGATGTAATGCAATTAGTTCTTCCAGCTACATCAGCTTTCGGTAAAGAAGATAATGGTCGTTTCCCGTTCCGCCCGTATATCCAGCACTTAGCGTCACACAATGTGTCAGCGGGCCGTGTGGTAACTAAGATGGCTTTCGATACAAAATCTCCTACGCCAAAGGTATTGTTCTCACCAGTAGGTGCGGTACCTGATGAAGACTTAGAAGTAATTGCTCGTCAGGCTAAGAGCCCAGCGGCTGAAGCGGCTATTAAGTTAAACGTCTACCAGATGGATGACAGCGTTGTCCCAGCGCAAAACACACTTACTGAGACAGTTGATGAAGAAGACACACCCCCAGTAAAGCGTGAGTCAAAAGCAGTCGGTGAAAAAGCGTCTGATGTTTCAGACATTGTTAAAAAATGGTCTAAGAAGTAAGGATAAGTAATGCCACGGACATATAGCGAAGAATTTATTTTAGAGATGTATAGGGCTGACCCTAATAAAACAGGGGTAGCGTTGGCACTTGCTTGTGTAAAAGCAAACCTGCCAGCAAAGTATGTTGCTCAAGCACTAGAAGTTTCTAGGATGACAATCTACAGTTGGTTCCGTGGCAAACCTATCCGTGACAAGAACCGTCAGATAGCCGAAGTATTTACTGATTTGGTAGAGGGAGATTTAGTCAAGGGCACACTACCCGTGAAGTCTCTTATTGATGCCAAACGATATTTAGAGGACATGATTGGTGAACCGTTAAAAGACTAGGCGGGGGAGCAATCCCCCTTCATTAACTAGCCGAGGTGACTCGGCTTTTTAGACTCTGCATACATGTTAAAACAATTCTATGAGAAAGCATTACCTAAGCAGGGTGTCTATTGCGTGGCTGGTATTAGCAAAGAGGGCAAAATAACCAACCGATACACAGAGACATTCGATGAAATATTCACTCTAGCGGAAGCACATAAGAAACGAGAAGTAAACGTATACGTAACACCAGGTACATTTGAGCAGTATTCACGTAAGGCAGATGAGTCAGTAGCTGTTAAGTCATTCTTTATTGACTTAGATATTGGCGATGTTTATGTTGAAAAGAATAAAGGATATCCAGACCGTGAAGCTGGATTTGCAGCATTAGAGAAATTCTTAGAAGATACAGGGTTACCACCGCCATTTAAGATAAATTCTGGCAGGGGTATACACGCCTATTGGATATTTGAAGAAGAAGTTCCATACGCTGAATGGAAGCCTTACGCTGAGTTATTTAAAGAGCTATGCCTAAAGCATATGTTTATTGACCCAGCAGTTACGGCAGACGCGGCGCGTTTGATGCGCTATCCAGATTCGCTTAACTACCGTAACGACCCACCTGACCCGACAGGATTTTATGATGACGAGATTAATATGTACTCGTTTCAAGAGTTCCAAGAGTTTTTAGGTGCACCATCAGTTAAGTCATCAGATGTATTAGGCTTAGTAAAGAAAGGTCTAGACGATGACATGAAGGAGATGTTGGGTCTAGATAACTTTGGCACAAAGTTTTTTACTATCGCTGAGAAAAGTCTTACAGGTACTGGGTGCAAACAAATCCATGACGTATTAGCTAATCAAGCGACTGCTCCATATGACCTATGGGTAGCGGGTTTAAGTATTGCGTCTAGATGTGATGACGGCAAGGAAGCAATCCATGCCATGTCAGAAGAACACCCCGACTATAGCTACGAAAAAACAGAAGAAAAGGCTTATAACGATGGACTTAAAGGACCTAGAACTTGTGATTGGTTCGCCTCAAACTTCTCTGAGGGATGCGCAGGGTGCCCACACAGAGGAAAAATCACTAGCCCAATCCAACTTGGCAGAGAATTTAAACCCGCCAAGACAAATAAAGAGGACACAGTTTGGGAGGCACCGCATACCGAAACAGTTCCTGATTTCCCAGAGTCTTTGTACCCATTCATGCGAGGAGAAAAAAGTGGTGTGTACTTTATGCCACCCCCAAAGATAGATAAGAAAGGTGTTAAACATCAGGATGACCCTATCCGTATCTTGGCGCATGACATGTATCCAATTCAGCGACTATACAGTCCGCTAGATGGTGAGTGTTTGAAGATGCGTTTAGTTCTTCCTAATGACCCACTACGTGAGTTTCTTGTACCAATGAAACATGTCTATGCCCAAGACCAATTTAAATCATTGATGTCATCTCACGGGGTTTTTTACGATATTGAAAACATGGGGCACGTTATGAATTACATAGTTAAGTGGGGTCAGTTTATGGTCAGTAATGACAAGGCTGACATGATGCGTATGCAGATGGGCTGGACTGCTGAAAGAGCTAATGAGACTGAATGGCAACATAAGAGCTTTGTTATTGGCAATCAAGAAGTAACTTATAAGGGTGAAGTACAACCTGCACCATCGTCTCCATATTTAAAAGGCGCAGCTAAATACTTTAAGCCAGCAGGTAGCTATGATAAGTGGAAAGAATGTGCAAACGAACTTAACCGACCTGGTTTAGAACTACACGCATTCACTATGTTGGCTGGTTTTGCATCACCTTTAATGTGTTATACGTCAACTTCAGGCGTGACTATAAGCCTTCTTGGTCGTTCTGGTGCGGCTAAGACTGGAGCTATGTACGCAGGATTAAGCGTGTTCGGTAACCCAAAAGACTCAAGCGTGTTTGAAGCAACTGATAACGGTATGACTGGGCGCTATCTAGCGTTCCACAACATGATGCTTGGCGTTGATGAGATTGGTAACAAAGACCCTAAAGTTTTGTCTCAGTTAGTACATAAGGTATCACATGGTAAAGCTAAAATTCGTATGCAGTCTTCAGTAAATGCTGAACGTGACCATGAGATGTCGGCATCTTTAATTTGCGTAATGACTACAAACGAATCAGCTATCAGTAAGTTTGAGCATATCAAAGGAAGTGCTGACGGCGAGAAGGCTCGTATGATTGAGTTTGTTGTACGAGTTGCTGAATGTCTTGATGGTGACGCAGGTTTAAGACTCGGTCGTAAGATATTTGACCCGTTCCGTACTAACTATGGGCATGCAGGTATTCCTTACATCCAAAAGGTACTAGAACTTGGCGATGACTACATCTTGGCAGTTGAAGAGAAGTGGCGTACCAGATTTACAGAGGACTTTAAAGGTAGTACTGAGTATCGCTTCTATGTAAACTTGATGTCTGTCTGTATGACTGCTGGTGAGATTGTTGTTAACGAGATGGGTTTATTAAACTTAGACCTAGAGCGTATCTATCACCAAGTAACATTAGATATGATTAACATTAAAGATAACGTAGTTAAGGTCAACAAGACTGACTATCAATCACTACTAACAGAATTTGTGTTGGCAAACCTTGATAAGACTTTAGTTCTTAAAGAAGGTGGTAAAGTAGTTGGTGAACCACGCGGCGCTATTGTTGCACGTATTGAGAGTGAGAAGAGTCTACTGCAGGTATCTAAGACTGAGTTCAAGAAATATCTTAATACACGACAGATTAATGCCCGTGAGTTTGAGTTTGATATGAGGGAGAGAGGTATCTTGTTTGATGATAAGAAGGGGCGTTTGACTACTGGCTGGAAGAGCGCAATCCACCTAGACCCTGCATATCTGTATTGGTTTAATCAGAAGTTTCCAGAGGACTTAATAGTCGCTGAAGATGATTGAAGAACCAGTATGGCTCTTTCCGTTTCAAGGCATGGAGATTGGGGATAGCTTTTTTATCCCCACCTTGCGCACAGCAGA